CTGTATCGCACTTTAGAAGCATTACAAAAGGAGATGAGTTATGCAGGACGCTACCGTCCAATCGATCCCACAGACGAGCCAAGCACCAGTGGCAGTCGCCCCGAGCAATTACGTGGCGGCAGCCCCACAGGCAACACAAGCGCCGGCTCCGTATCAAGTGGGTATGAGCTACCCCCAAGCGGTACCTCAGGCAGCCCCCAGCTACCAATCAAGCCCTACTCAGTACGCCCCCCAATTCCAGTCGGAAACTCCGGCCAGCAGCCCATGGGAATCGGCGTTCAACAAGGTAGTGAACCTACTGAGCGCTCCAGTTCAATCCCCGTTCCCGGGTCAACAATCACCAGCGCCAACAGCGTTTACCCCGGCGAATTACGGGCTACCCAGCAGCCAGGGTACATTTCAATCGGTTCCCCTGACATGGTCGCCCAACCAGGAATACTCGCCCAACTATTCCCAAACCTCTTCGACTCTCTCCTTGGAGCAAGTCGCGGATCTGGTGGGGATGAGCCAGGACAGCCGTCAGGTGATGGACGCGTTCGGGATCGAGGCACCGGCACTGCTAAACAACTACGCCCTCCAACTGGAAGGACTGGTGGACAGCGCCGTCGCGTGGGGAAACCAAGCCGCTAATGTAATCACTGATTACGCGAATTTCTCTGTTAATGAGCACCAGGAAAACCTGGCTTATAACGAGATTCTTACTAACCCCGATGTGCTTAGCGACTACACGCTGAAGTTTTTTGGCCCTGAAGGTCCTTATCCCGTTTACGAAAACGAAGCACAATTGGAGACTCGCGGTTATCCCACCGCTCCCGTGAATAATGTCATGGCCCAATTGGGTCAAATGCCTGCTCCCCCGACTGCCGCTGCTCCTCAAACACAGGGTGATTTCTGGGGCGGTTTCAACGAGCAAATGTCTCGTGACCCCCAGAATGCTTGGCGTCTTTTAAATCAGGCTCAACCACAAGCCGTTGCAAGCAAACTGTTTGTAATGGAGTGATTAGTACGTCGGTAATTTAATTAAGTAATTCATTAAATTACTGACTGCTAAAATTTGTGTTAGATAAGACATAAATATGTCTGAATCTCTCACCCGATAAACACATTTCCTGCGACACTGGAGGATAAAACAAAGTGTTCATTGATAACGATTTTCCAAAGATTCTAGGTGCGGAACTTTATCGTCCCCACCCTGCTTACATTGCGGAAATGGCGGTTGAGCCCGTAGTGGTTCATGACTTTACCCGCCAGCCTGGTCAAACTGTGCAGCTCGACCGCTATAAGTTCTGGGGTACCCCTGGTACCAAGGACAGCCGTGAGCGTATTGCTGACCAAACCATCGGTACTGCCAACAGCCGCAACATCACCAAAGAGAAGGTGCTTGTTGTACTGAAGGAATACACTGGCCCCGCTGACCCGGGCGACCCGACCCAACCCAGCACCTTTAAAATTGCTCGTGAAACCCTGGTTACCGCCCAGCGCCTGCTGTTGGATACCGGCAACCTGAATATGTTCCACCAGAGCATTGGTTCGCTGACTCTGCTTGACGATTATCGCCGGTGGCGTGACCGCGTCTTCATCGACGAACTTGCCAAATCTGAAGCCCTCGGTGCTGCTTCTGATACCCAAGGCGGTTATTTCTTCCCTGGCAGCAAGGTAAAGAATGCCTCTGGTCAGATTACATATACCGCTGCTGAGGTTACCGCCAAAGATCAGCAGTTTTCAGTAAGCACTGACCTGTTAACCCTGGTTAAGCAGCTGCGTAAGCGTAACGTTCCGACCTTCGCTGATGGTCTGTTCCGTTGCGTGTGCGACCCTACATTCATGATGCACTTGCGTCGTGACGCTGACTTCCGTGAGATCGCTCGTTACAGTGGCAATCCCGGTCAGGGCATGTACATGGGCAACCCCATGATGCCCAACAACGCCAGCTTCTACATGGGTCCCCAGGCTGGTCAGGCTTATTTCCTGGCTGGTGAACCCGTCATGCCGACTGGTGTGCAGTTCGAAGGCGTGAAGTTCTTCGAATCAACCAACTTCCCGACCAAAAACGTTAGTTCTTCTTACACCGGCGCCGCTGGCAATTTTTCCAACCGCGAAGTGGCTCAGGGTTACTTCTTTGGCCCTCAAGCCATTGGCGTTGGCATTGGTGGACCTAACGCTCAAGTGCTCATCAATAACAATGATGACTTTAGCCGCTTTATCATCTTGATCTGGCAGCTTTATGCTGGCTTTGAAATCCTTAACAAAGATTTCGTGACCAATGCCTTCAGCTTTATTGCTGATTCGTGATCCGGAAGTTAATTAAACAATAAACAAACACACTTGGAGAAATAAATGTCTTATTTGTCTTCTAAGAAAATCTTCCCAGGTAACTGGGCGGAACCGCTTAACGGTTGGTATAAAAACATTGACACCAACGATGACGGTGTTAGTAACGCATCCAAGGGTGGCCCTACTTCGGTGCTGGCCATCCCTGGCTATCGTTACTTTCAAAACCGTGGTTATGTGGCTGTTAGCACTGCTTCAGGCGCAGGTGCTACCGCCTCTGGCAGCGTGATCGTCCCTTCTCCCTACCGGCAGGATGACACTCGTCCTGACATCACTGGCATGGTGATTTCAGGCGACTCTACTCTGCCTGTTTACGTGTATCGTGCCACTATTTCTGTGGCTTCAGGTTGGGGTGATGGTCGTGTGGCTTCTGGTGTTTACGCTGCTACCGGCAACGTGATCACCTTTGCTACCGGCTTGACTTCCACAGGTACCGTGGGTGAAGCCGTGGCGCAAGCCAACTTAACTTCTACCACCTCTGGTGGACAAGCCGGCGAAATCTTCTTCGCCGCTGGTACCGCTGCTTACAGCACTCAGCCCTTCCTCACCGCTACCGGTGCTGATGGTGTGACCGTAAGCAACGTGTACAAGAAGATCACTACCGCTGCAACCTACAGTGTACTGGCACGTGGATCGCAAACTGCGACTTCTACTTCTGGTGGTTGGTACATTTCCAGTGGCGATGTCGACGCTGGCAAGAAAGGTTATTTTGTGGTTGAAGTGTGCTATTTACAGCCCGATGAAGCCCCTGGCTATGAGGACATCGATGGCTATATTCTTGGGCGCACTGTTAGCTAATTAGGCTAAACTAGGACCAGAATATTCTTCTGGTCCTTATGCTTTACAAGCACGCAAAGACTGGCGCTCGCGTCAAAGTCGTAACGGAGTGGGATAATGGCGACTGGTTCATGATTGAAGATCAGGACGGTCGCCTATTCACTGCTTATAAAAACGAACTTGAACCTGACGAAAAAGCAACTAAAACAGTTCAAACTCTTCAGGTAAAAGATAAAGCAGCCAAGGAGGAGCCCAGATCTTTTCCGCCGGATACTCGCTTGAATATAAATTCAGCGACCGCCCAGATGATCGCAGATCATATTAAGGGTATTGGTCTTAAGACCGCACGTGAGATCAAAGATCTACAAATGTCCTTATCGGGTGAAAGATTTAACAATCTCGAACAACTGAGGCAAATTAAACGCGTTGACTGGGACGCTGTTTTGGCTGCTGATTTAATTCGCGTCTAACACTCATTTCCTCATTAAACCCCTGGAAGACCAGGGGTTTTTTAGTTTTAGAATAAAAAGAAAAAGATAATGGCTGCTCTTATTCCTGCGGGTTTTATTGTTGATCCAAGTAAGGATATTTTCCCGACAACTGGAGCACACCTTGACCCCAGGATTATCCCTCAATTTGGACCAAACAAAGGAAAGCCAATAAATCCACGAAGTGCAAAATTTCTTTTGCAGAATTTAATGCTGGGGGACACACCAGTAGTTGAACAGAGGGGTGGCAACTGGCAATTTAATTTTCCTGTGACAAGTGAGTTTGGCCAACGCAAAGCGCCCACTCCAGGTGCAAGCACATTTCATCAAGGCATTGATATTGCCGCACCAGCGGGAACTGCCATCAAGTATAGAGGGTATGGTTCATATAAGCCAGGACAAGGCTTGGGAACTATCAGCACGACAGATCCAGAGGGCAATCCGTATGATATTCAACTACTTCACACCACCCCTGGTAAAGCAACGGAAGTCGCCGCGAACACGACAGCCCCACCCACAAGTGATACATCTTCCAGGACAGAGGATATTCTTAAAGCCTTTCTTTATGGAGCTCAAATAGGGAAGAATGAAAAACCAGAAAAAACCTTTAAGGAGCAACTTGAGGCACAACTACTCAATAGTGTTTTAACTCAGGCACTCAATCCCCCCTCCTTTTTATCTTCCTACGTTTCGCAAGATCCTTACATGGCTGGTCTAAAAGCCGGATCTACAGATTATTTTGATGGTCTTTTTGGTTGATTACTTGCTTTTATAATTAAACGATAAGGAGAATAGAAGTGCAGCTCTCTGACTTCGATAAAAGCAGAGTCAGGTATCACCTGGGTTATTTCACCGTTTCTGTGCCAGCAGGCGATTACGCCAGCCTGGAAGAGGCTATGAATACAATTCCGGATTCCTACTTTTACAACAAGATCTCTATTCAGATCGGTCGTTGTGACACTGCCGAAAAGAAGACAGAAGTCGCAACTTCTCCTTCTACCCGTTTGGAAAGTATTGCCGGTGACGTGGATCGCACGATTCGCTCCAGCAATGCAAGAGAAGCGTTAAAGGTTTGGGATGAGATTTATCTCTACGAAACCAATCGTTTAGCCGGAATTCTTTACGTTCCTAATTACAAGGATCCTTTCCAAGCCAGATACCGGTATGAGCGCTCAGGCGCTGAGTTTATCCAGGCACTTCCTGGTCCCGCCGACACAGCTGTTGGCTCTTGCATTTATTTACATGAGGTTTGGAGGTAATTATGGCGCAAGGTAAAAGAACCGGATCCAATCCCAATGTTGTGGATCTTTCCGGCTTTTTTCGTTTGCTTTCCGGAAACACGGGTGGCAATGCTTCCTATGTCCCCGCAGGTGGAGGAATGGGAGGTCAACGTGGTGCTTCCGCTGCTCCAGTAGGAATCCGTCCACCAATGCCAGGTCTTGATCCTGATTATAGGCGGACTGAGTTGGCAGCAGGCGCTGCAGCAGAGGCATTTCGCCCAGGCGCAGGTTTCCCTGGGCAGCAAGCTGAACTTGCTTATCAAAATGAAAAGGCTCGTATTGCGCAATTAACAGAGCAGGATCAGTTATTTAAACAATATAAGGTTGCTGATTTAGCCAAGGCATACAACGCTGCAAAGGGAGACGAAAGAGAACGACTGGGAATGGAAATTTTTGCTCTAACAAATCCAGGCCTTGCCAAGAAAGTAAAGCCCGGCCAAACAGGCTACGAAACAATTCAGGCTACAAGACAAGCAAATACCCCGTTTGGTTCTGCCCTGAGCGCAATTCCTTCTTCCAGCACTACAAATTATCAGTCGGCGTTTACTGCGATGCCAACTGATAATATTGTTTCACAAGCTTTTGGCGGAGTCTCCGGCGAAGGCGTGCAAAGCATTTTGAATGCCACCCCAGATCTTTCAAAAGCTGTGGCCGGTTTTTCAGCAGGAGAAAACCCCCTGGGCGGCATGTCAATCAAAGATACTTTTACTTCTTCTGTTTTTAACCCCTCTCAAGATAATCTCAGTGCTCTGAAATTAGCTCTTTTAAAAAAAGATTTTAGTAAACTTATAAAATAAACTCAAAGTCTTGGCATTGCACTGCATGTAAGCCCAACCAGCTGGACAACAGATCTTTTGATCCACGGGGGCCAGTGTTGTTGCTTTTGATCTAATGCTTCTTTGTCCTAATTT